TCGGGTGTGTAGGCCGGACGCGGAATCCACCAGTTGAGATACTGTGCCACTTGGCTTGACACAAGTGATTGCGGTAGAAGCATTAATACTAAGTACATCAGCGAACTCCTGGTTGGTCTTAATAGCCACATCACGCAAATGCGCAAGGGCTTTCTTGTCGTAAGCAAGACTAGGAAGATCTAAGATGCCCGTCATGCTAACACCAAGGAGCCGCTCTGACTCAGTATTCAGACGCCAAGAACCACGAAGGTACTTGAAGTCAGTGACTGTAGACTGGAAGGTCCCGAGGATAGTAGCCAAGCGAACCTTACGTTCAAGGTCAGCAAGGAAGTCAGAGGACCGGACCACAACCTCAGTCAAGTTGCAGAACTGTTTGGGTCGAAGGATGATCTCCGAGCAGGGATTAGTACCGAAGTCATAGCCCTGATCACGCCTGCCATTCTCAGCCGCCTTGAGTACACTGGCCTGCCGGTTAAACATACCGCGCTCCCCAGACTTGGACTCATAGAGGCTAAGCCACTCCTTCATGAACTCACCGATCTCAGGTTTATCCATATAGATTGCACTGTTGTTGGCTAGAGCCCTGTAACTAGAGTTCTCCCACCAATTTCCCGTCTTTGCGGCCCGCATAGATTCATCATGCAAGTCACTGAGACTGATCATAGCAGATCGACGTACACCGCCAACCACAACAACATCAGCAATTTTGCACATAATATCATGACATTCAAGAGTGGTAAGTCGACGACCACGGGCCTTGTTAATGACCTGAGTGACAAAGTCAAACAGTTGTACAAGAGGCCCAGGACCGCTAGCCCTGCCACCAAAGGTCTTAAGTTTGGCACCAGCAGGACGGACACCACTAATATCCCAAGTGGGGTTATACCCTTCATAGAGGTAGTCAATCAGATATCGTAGACTCTTAGCCCACCCTTCTTTACTGTCTGCAACAACGATCTCAGGTTGGTCACCATGAATAGCTTTGCTGACCACAGGGAGTTTGTCCACATACTGGTGCTCCACACTGTAACCCACTCCAGTTCCACAGAGCAGGATCATCATAGCCTCGTCAAAGGCTCGGATGCTGTCGACGGGAAGGTAAGCACAGTTATAGCCAGCGATATGGTTGGCATCCAAGGCAGGGCCAGCAGTCATGAGAGCACGCATACTGGGCATGACCTCAAGGTTGACAATAGCCTCATAAAGTTCTATATAAAGTTCTTTGGGGATATCGTATTGGTGTTTAGCCATTAGGTGGTCAAACACCCAATTCATATAGCGACTTACAGTTTCTTCCCAGGTTTCTCGACGGCCCTCATCTTCAAGCCATCGAGCGTACCTGGATTGGTGGATAAACTTCTGGTAGTCATTCATCATCGTCAAAATAGTATCCTTCATTCTCGTCGAGTAGGAATTTCTTCTTGCGGTCTGGGATTATACGTTGACGATACTTCGCAGACTCTAGGTCTTTAGCGATATGATTTCTCATTCGCTGCCTACGCTTATCTTTTCCCTCGTATCGGTTGATGCCTTTAGACACTTCAACTCCTTACTAATAAACGTCACCGTTCTCTTTAAGCTTGGTGTCCTCATAGGGTGCGATAAGCCGACGGTACATCTCTAGCTTGGCACACTCCAAGGCTCCAACAACATCATTGTACCCAGTGTAGTTAGCCCCAACCTCTTCAATGTAGAACTGACACAGCCGGGTAATGGCATAGTTCAGTTCACCAGGGGTCATAGGGCCAATGGTTTCCATCACCCTATTGCGGTCTTCAGCTTTAATGTAGGGCATCAGGCGTACAGGATCTCATAGTCTGGGTAGTGACGCTTCATTGCCACAGCCACCGCATGTTCACCACGAGCACCAGGAGAGTTCTCCCAGCCCTCTAGCATGTAGATTGCAGTGGCTTGGATGACCTTCTCCACGTCCCACAGGTACACGTCCCTGAAATTGAAGCCATCCTTCTGGGCTTGGACTGGATCACCAGTCAGCCGACTTTTATCGGAAAGGGTTTCACCCTCCTTATCAGCGGGATTGAAGACCTCGTACCCAGCCATCCTGAACTGCTCAGCGGCCTTATAGAACGCAGGGAAGTTAAAGTCAGGGTAGCCGGACATAGGGCCGGCAATATAGATTGACTTACGCATTGTGTTCCTTTAAATATTCTAAAACTGCTTTATATTTTTCATCTTCAATAGCACCAGCAATATAATTGCATCTATCACATAAAAGTTTTCTAACTTTATTGGTACTATGATTATGGTCTACTACAAGTCTCTTATTATCAGTACCACAACAATAACATTTATGATCTTGATCTTCAAACATCTTCCGATATTCATCAGGTTCAAGACCATATCTGTGCCTATTGTGGCGTTCTTTTCTCTGCTCTGGTGTAGAACTCTCTCGACGTTTACCGCGCCTGTTCTCTGTATTATAACAAGAGTGGCAAAGAGCTTTAGATTTTATCGGACGATTTGGATGATTTTTGCAGTTCAAGAATAATCAGCTCAAGTCGCGCGAGGGCGTTCCATGCGACGTGAGCAGCATGGAGAAGTCCAGAATCGTCGTCCACAAGATTACCTTTTGCCTCTTCGGCAAGGTGTCGTACCATTGCATCAGTGTATCGATTGAGTCCATCATCGACATATCGCCACCCTGACCAGGCATATTTAGTTGCTCCGAAAGCGGAGACGGAAGCAACTCTAGAAATTGCAGCCGGGAAATAGCCAAGCCCCCCACGATAGATTGGAGCTTTTCCGGTGTCATCCTTCCGTGCCCCCGCAATTCCTTCTCGCGCATCACCAGTCACCTCACTCACAACAGTTCTTCCCAATTGACTTCAAGAATTTCATCAAGAAACTTATAGAAGAGATCGTCAACAGTCAGGTTAAGAATCTCACACAACTCGTCCACAGTGAACCTGTCATTAAGCATCTTATTCAATTGATCTAGTGGTTCCTCATCCAACATCTCACACCTTCATTCGCTTACCAAGATATTCTACAGCTGATCGTACAACTAATAGACTATCTTGTAGAAGACCAATACCACGATTACATGAGCTACATAGAAGACCACGAACTGTATTAGTTTTATGACAATGATCTACAACCAATTTTTGATCTCCTGGTAATGTAAAACAAATAGCACACCTACCACTCTGACTAAGAAGTAAGCTTTCATAGTCTTCTATAGTCATATTATAATTTTTCTTAAGTCTACGTCGGGTCTCTATAATAGCTAATCTCTCAGGATTATCTCGCTTCCATTGTTTATGATATTCATATCGTTTATCTTTATTGTCCGAACGATATTGCCTCTCGGCCTCCCTAAGCCTATCAATATTCTTAAGTCGCCATTCTTTCTTTTTAGCAGTAATCTTTTCTTTATTTAAGAGTTGATATTGGCGACCGTATTCCTTAGGATCAAATGTCATACCTTTGAGCGAGAACCTGTACTCCACGATCCACACCCTTGGCATTGAAGTCGTTCAGTCTTGAAGTATTTAGTGCGACGGAACCCACGCTTCTGGAAGTGATCCGAACCACAGTTACCACAGACACCAGCTCCTTGCTCACCGAGGTTGGGGTGGTCGGTAATATAGTGCTTGACAGTTTCATAAAGCCTGGTCGTTACTTTAACATCTTGAATGCAATATTTCATCATACGGTTCTGAGCTTTAGGGTCACCATTTAGTACAGACTTCCAGAGATTGAAACCCTCATGCTTGATCTTATTACCCACATTCAATAGTGGTGCAATATAGGCAAGCTTATTCATCACAAATCCTAACTTCTTTACAACCTTTAGAAGGTCGATTGAAGTAGGCGGGGGTGGTGCCGGAAGACCTGCAAGCATGAACTCACCCTGGAGTCTGGGTAGGTCGAATCGTTGACCATTATAGGTCACCACCGCATCAGCATCATTCAGAAGAGCGTGAATAGCTTTAAGCATACTCTCTTCACCATCGTCCCACAATGAATAGAATTCATAAGATTTAGACCCAACCCAATGGGCACATACACAGAGAATTCTACTAGGTTCAATGATTTGATCGGGGGAAATATTTACGTCATACATTCCCCAAGTATACACAGTAGATGGGGATGTCTCAATATCAAGTACTAGAATCTTTGACATTTATGAATATTCCTGTTCCGCTGTCGATATAGTCTGCGACCCTCCGATATAGAGACCCATCAGTTTGATTTGCGACAAGTTTAAAGTTGCAATAAAAGCAGAGAAGACCTCTAATTTCATTGGTGTTGTGGTTATGGTCTACAGCAAATGCTCGATCAAACTCAGATCTATCTTTGTGGCAAACAGCACAGCAGTTATTCTGAGAGATTAAGATGGCTTCATATTGATCTAAGGTTATCTTAAATTTACGTTTGAGGTGAGTATTCCGCCGACTCTTATAAGCTTTTTCTGGATCAGACTCTGCCCAGCTAATCTGCTGAGATTTAGATCTTTCAGGATTATTAATCCGCCATTGCCTAGACCGTTCTTTAGGGGTTATACCCATTCGTCTGGTATTTCCCTTTCCGCCCACTTGAAACCATTCTTAGTGGCCCATTCTCCATGTGTCTTTCTAGATCCTTGCATCTTCTTATCCGCTTGTTGGAACAAAAACCTAATGTCAAGATCGGGATGTTGTTGTTTAATTGCAATCATTTTACGCTTACTGTCACGATCTAGAAACCCTTTGGCTTCTACAATAATACCTGTACTCTTGATAACAAAGTCCGGGGAATAGGTCCCTTCAAGAGTGTACGGAAGGCGAAGTTCCTCATAAGAGAAATCCACCTTCCGCATTGACAGGTTCGCTACGATGCTACGCTCGAACCCACTCTTGTACATTAGTGAACCGTTTCATCTTCTTCATCAACAAGACTTGCAGCCTTGAGGCGATGAAGGGGTAGCATCACACCAACCATTGCACCTTTGGGGGTGTCTTCCATGATTGCAACGTGATGGGTAGTAAAGATCAAGTAGCCTCGACCAAACCACTCTTCACCATCGACATCAATAAGGACGTAAGGGTTATCAGGGAAAGCATCTTCCTTGCCCTCCTTGCCGCCAGCAATAGAACCAAATTGGATGATGTTACCGTCATCATTCATTCTTTTGTACTCCTAACTAGAAACTAACTTCGTGAACCTTGGGTTCTCTAGCCACATGGGTAAAGAACTTAGGACCACCGGAATAGAGGAACGTCCTCAAACCAAGGCCACCATTTGAGTCTTGCCAACACCGCTTCTTAAACGCACAGTAGGAGCAATTGACACCAAGCACCCGGTTACCACTGGCACCCTCGTCTTGGTCATCATAGCACCGCTTGGGCGGCTCGGCTGACTCGATAGCGGTCTTTAGGTAATCAATTCTAGGACCAACCGATTCCACACCAAGTTCTTCCTGGGTAAGAGGAAGGTAGGTGAGATGCCCGGAAACCTTTTCAAGTACAAGGAAAGCTCCGTCGGTATTTCGGGCCTTACAGTAACCACCGAGTTGATCGATGTACCCGAAAGCGTCGTCTTCCCTAATTGTACCATACTTGAACTTCTTGAATTGGAATGGACTGGCAGACTTAACGTCTACAGTTATTCCGTTGATATCCGCGTCGATATGTCCTTTAATCCCATTGAGATCCACCTCAGCTTGCATATCCGTAACGCTTTGTCCAGCCACCCGGGCGAGGAACAGAACAAGATGCTCTGCAATGTCCCCAATGATGAACTTGATAAGAGTTGGACCTTCAAATTTCTCTTCTGGTTCAAAGTGTTTCTCGTACCATAGTTGTCTTGCGCCCTTTCCGATGTTACTCATACGGAGGGTGAACTTCCGTCGTTCCCCCGTTGACTGTTCTCTTAGGCGCTGAACGATGAGATCACTGAGTTCCTTGCCGAACGCTTCCGCCTGCTTCTCAGTGATCTCAGCGCCCTGTTCGACAACCCGATAGATCGATTGGACTATTGGGTGGTCGTGGTCACTCATTAATTGGCCTTATGGT